CCTGACGTAAGTCAGGATTAAATATGACTCCGACCCAGCAGAACCGAACAAACATCTTGCGATGTTGTTTACCTCTACTGTGTTAAGAGGAAAGGATCAGTCCACATTAGAGACTTCCCCTTCCCTTTTATCCAAGATTCGCGACCCCGAGTCTTGAGTAGGGAGACACGACGACCAAGTGGGAGTTTGACTTCCTGCCTCGGCAGTCATATCAGCCGCTACCCCAGCGGACGGGGGCAACAACCTAAAAGTTGCGAAAGCCCACGTTTCATCATTACTTCCCTGCAAAGGGAAGCTGGCCTCATCAGCCAGTTTAAAACGATGGAAGGTGCCGTTTCATGAAAACAACACGAATCAACCGAGCCGTAAAAGCAATTTTACGAACAGGAAGACTTGTGGGAGTTCGAGAAACGGAAGAGCTAGCGTCTCTAACCGAACAAATTTTCAATGACTATGTAAATAGTCACGGAAAAGCGTTCGCGATAAAGATGCTTAAGGCGTTCTACCAAGAGTCCATAAGATTTTCTTGTGGACTTAAAGTGGAACCTCAGACTCCTATGTGGGTTAAGCGTAACAAGAAAGATAACTTTCCTGTAATACTTAACCCTTTCAGAAAGAGCCTGAGACAAGGGTCGACTGTACAGAGACGAATAAGTCTTAGTTATCTAAGAGTATTCGAGGCTATACAACTTCCTGTTGTACCAAACCTAGACACGGTTGTGAAACCAGGTCTAGGAGCTCTAGGATTCGAAACCTTCAAGAAGTCTTATAGTACCTTTCTAGCAACGGGGAATTTTCCTCGAAGCCAAAGAGGTGCTATAAAACGAATCTTGGAAAAGATGAATACCTCACCTCGTGAAATAGGTTTGCAGTATTCCACTAAACGTGGAGTTAAGGGACCGACGTGCGTTACCGCAGGTAAACAAGTTCTCAATATCAGTGAAGAACTACAGAAAACGTTGGTAAGTTTCGTATCATGGTTCGGGATTAAACCCTCGTCTCTAGACGAAACTATCAATGTCAACCGTGAATTCTTTAAAGATCATGATGACTTATTTACTCCCAAGGGAGGTCACCCACCTATTGGTTCGGATTTAGGGCGATTAGCCTTCATTCCGGACAAAGGCGGAAAGACCAGACTTGTTGCGATAGGTAACTATTGGATCCAAAGTGCTCTTCGTCCATTCCATAAGCTTCTTTATTCGATGCTTAAGGAATTAAACGAAGACGGGACCTTTGATCAGACAAAGCAATCTAAACGAGTTTGTCAAGCAAGTTTAGAAGGCCCTGTTTGGTCTTGGGACCTGACCGCAGCAACTGATAGATTTCCTATCGTTATGCAGCAATGTACTTTGGAGAACCTTCATAAAGGAATAGCGAGTGGTTGGGATTCAATCCTAAACCAAATGTCATTCGAATATAAAGGGTCTAGTTACAAGTACGCGGTAGGACAACCGATGGGCCTTTATAGCTCATGGGCAGTCTTTACCCTTACACACCATTATCTGGTGCAATACTGCGCTTGGTTAGAGGGTTTCCAATCCTTTAACCAATACGCTATTTTAGGAGATGATGTAGCCATCTGGGAAAGA